CAGGAGTTTGGCGAACGACTCGACGATTGATCTTTTTGCGTTTGATAGGTTTTCGGGTGTTCGCCATGACAAAAATTATCGCTGACTAATTAAGACAAACAGATCATCGACACGCTGTTCCAGTCTTGTAATCTGATCCTTCATGCTTGTGCCTGAGTTCGGCTTTAACTCGGCTAAATAGGATTTAATAACCCAGCGCAGACCCATCAACAAACTTGTAAATATGGCGCAAACGCCAACGACTATACCAACCCAAGATTCTACGCTCATTTGGCATTGATGCCGTAATCTGCTTCGCTCCCTGAATTTGGATCAATTGCTTTTGCTAATGGTGCAACTAATGCGCCAGCAAGAACTGCTAACTCTGGTCGAATATCAGCAACAATGGCGAGTGCGACAGTAATACCGGAAGCTGCAACAGCTCTCAAATATGACTTAATTGCTGCCTTATGTTTTTTGGTTAGTTTCATGCTTTGCCTCCTAGTAGTGGGATGTTAAAAAACTCGCCTGATTGATTTGGATAAAATGAAATATGAATATGTTTGGTATGAGGATTTGCTGAACCTTTATATCTACGCCAACGCCAATTTAATAGTTTGCTGGCAATATGATAATTATGAATTACATATTTGATTCGCTTGTCTGTTTTGCCAGCAAGTCTGATCTGATCGGCAAGATAGGCAGATATGCCCTCGGCTTGACCTAGATCAGCTGTAATATCGATAGCACAAACTTCTCCCGAAGGCAATGGGTTGTGATCGCTTTTTTGTTTTGCATGCCTTGCGTCGCCAATCCAACCATCTGATTTTCTAGATCTATCGGCAAAACTGTCATCTATCTGCTCTCGCATTTGCACAGCTGCTTTTGATAGATAAGGTTTCATTGGCACAATTCCTCAAGATTATGCTGAAGGCTTGCCTAGCGTAAGCCCTTCAGGCAATGGTTTTGAATACTCCCATTTAGCAATATAAGCACCAAGACCATCGCTATCATCTTGCAAAGTTATGAATTTATCAAAATTTTTATTTTGATCCAATTCAGGATAATTATCAATAATTGATTCATATAATGACATTTTAGCTCCTTACCCAAACGCCTGAAAATTGAGTGTATTCATTTCCAAAATAAATTGATCTTGTGCCAGAATTATCAGCTCTTGCAAATAATTCAACATAATCAGTTGAACCATTCAAATAAACCAAAGCTGCGCCACCTACCTCAGGAGCTGCATAATTTCCAGACATATCTAATAATCTGGCATATTCTGTTCCATTTTTATATATTGCAACTAAACATCTGCCGGTTGCGGAATTATCAAATCCCAAATTAGCATTTAACTGATAATAACCAGCCGTAGCTGGAGTAAAGCGATAATTTGTTGTACTATCAAATGCACTTGCAGTATCAAAGTTTTCAGAATTTAATTGAACTTTTGTCCAAGTAGTTTGATTTATAGATTGTGCGCTAGATGATCGATATGCACTAAATGCTGGTCCACTAGAACCGCTAGCAGCCGCCCATTTAATACCATTTGTTGCTGAGGAATCGGCGGTCAAAACATAATTATTTGTTCCAACTGCTAATTTTGCAATAGTGTTATCTGCTGAACCAACTAATAAATCCCCTTTAGCATCTATAGTGCTTATTGATGGCGTGGTTAATACTGGAGAAGTTAATGTTTTGTTTGTTAATGTTTGCGCTGTTGAAACATCAACTGTTGTTGCAGTATCAATTGCCAAACTAACTGCACCAGATGTTCCGCCACCAGACAAACCAGTTCCAGCAGATACGGCTGTTATATCACCAACATCATTATTGATCCATGCTGGCACACCTGCTGAAATTCCTAAAATTTGTCCGTTAGTTCCAATAGGCAATCTAGTATTTGTATTGGCGGTCGATGATCGATATTCAATATCGCCAAGAGTTGTAGAAGGATTTAAGTTTTTAGTTGTTGTATCAATAGCTGATCCAAGTGTTCGGATAGCAGCTGCGCCATCCTTAACCAAATCAGTATCATTTGGTGTCGTCCATGAATAATTCGTAGTTGTTGCCATATTACGCTACTGCTCCAATCGCATCTTCCCATGTTAGTATAGCGGATAAAGTGTTCCATGCCTCTGAGGCTGATACTTGCTCCCATTGAAGTGCTACTTGCGAGAATTCGATCGGACTTAGATTTATGGTTAAAAATAATTCGTTGAATCTAGTACTCCAACGCCAGCCTTCCACATAGCCCTCGAATTGCCCTGTGTCTGTTATCTGAACCGGCAAGTCTGTAATCCGCAATGGTTGACCAATAAAAATCTGAAGTAAGGAATCTCGGTCAGTATCATCAATTTCTGAGTTGGTGATTGGGAATGTAATGCTATCCAATAATGGTCGAGGATAGGCTCTAAGATCAATATATCGATCGGCAATAGCTTGCGCATCTGTGGCATCATGCAAAACTGTGTTTATTGTTTCGCCTTTATAGCCAAAGGTAGCAATACTGGTTGCATCGGTGGCAGTTTTTTGAGATCCAAAATTATTGCCATAATTGATATAAATATCATTGCGAACATCAGCTGATCGAACCAAAGTTTTCAAACCCGATCCAATAGCGGTATTTGCTGAAATTTCTGTGTATCCATTATTAGCCAAATAATCTTGTCTATGAATTGCATCCGCATAGCCAATTCGACCTTGATTATCCTCATAAAGCACGCCAAATGCTGAATCAGCAATCAGGCTTGCAATGTTGTAAATTGTGTCAGGACTTGATGTTCTGTTTTCCATTTCATATTGACCAGGACGATCAATTTCTCCAAGACCAGCATTTTCAGCATTTGACCAGCTAGTTGTTGCATCATAATTAGACCATGTTTCGGCTGCTGGCACTTCATTCCAATTGTTTAATAATAAATCGGCAAGTAAAGCATAAATTTGATCTCCGTCATCATCCTGAGATAAAACTCCATCTGTAATAATCTTTGGCAATTTAGCCAATGAACCTAAAGCAAGAATCGTATATGTATAAGTTTTGGCAATAGATGAAGCGGTTGCAACCTCGGTTGTTATATCCGTGATATTGCCACCAAATAAAGATATAAAAGTATTCGTGCTGTCCTTAACTTGTAAAGCAATGCCGTCATTTATTTGAAAGTTATAATTTTCGTCATTTAGGGCAACCAATGAAATTTGCAAATATGAAGGAAGCGGTTGTGAATAAATGTCAGTTCGACCTGCTTGATGGGTTATTTCAGATATTGCAACATCTGTGTATTCAACCCCATTAATTGTTAATTTCCATTCAGGAGTAAATACGCTCATTAACCGCCTCGAATGCCTGAATTGTAAAGTTGTGGAACTGATCGAGATGCGCTGTCATTTAATACTTTTGCAACAGCTCTTGCAGCACCTTCAGAATCGATTGCTTGAACAGTTATGTTATTAACAGTTGTTCCAGCCCTAGCTGCTGCTGAAGCTAATTGAGCAGCGGTGGCAGGTTGAGCAGAAGCGGCAGCTGAACTTGCTTGACCAAACGGCGTACCAACACCAGTTGATCCACCAATTGTTGAAATGTTTCCTAATATCGGGATTGCATTATAAGCCCTAATTAATGTATTAATTGCAGCAATTGCTCCATCAACGGCTGATTGAATTGCCGATATAACTTTGCCAATAATATCAACAACGCCACCGGCAATAACTCCGACAGTTTTCAAAGCCGCACCCAAAGTATTAACCAAAACTGGCACAACCACATTAGTTATAAATCGACCAAATGCGTCAAAAGATTCCTGATTATCTTTGATGGCTTGCTTGATTGGATCAAAATATGCAGCAAATTCTTGCAGTTTAGGAACTACTTTATTAACAATAAGATCAACAAATCTTTCAATAAATGGCAATAGACGATAACCAATTTCCTCTTTGGCTTCCTCAAATGCTTGCTTTAGTCGATCAATTCTACCTTGAAATGTTTCAGCATTTGCAGCTGCTGCTCCACCATAAAGGTTAGTTAATGCCTTAGTAGTTTCTGTAAAATCCATTGTTTTAAGATCGGCTTGGCTTAAACCAATTCCTAGTCTGGCAAGTCTTGTATCCTGACCTTCATAGGCTTTTGATAATGCCTCTACAACTAAACTGAGATCTTTTCCAGATCCTTTGGATACATCAATGGCAAGGGTTAATAGTTCCTGCGAACGGCTTGCATCTTTGGTTGAAACAGATAATCTCTGGAATGATGCTCTTAAATCATTATCGGTAATACCGGTGGCTAACTGGGTCTTTTTAATGTAATCCTCAGTAGCCTGTATTTGGTCGTCAGTAGCCCCTGTGGCGGTGCGTAATGCAGCAGCTAACCTTAACTGTGCCTGCTCATCCTCAATTGCTGATTTGACCCCATCAACGGCTAATTTGGTGGCATAAGCAACCGCAGCAGCAGCAGCTACCGCAAAAGCAGCAGCAGCCTTCTTACCAAATTCTGAAATCTTGCTTGCATTACTTTCGACTGCTTTATCAGCTTCGCCTAATTTTTTCTTAAGATCATCAACATCAGCAAGGATGGATAACTTAAGGGTACGACTACCAGTTGCCATCAGACCCACTCCTTAATAATGCGATCAAAACTCTTTTCCCACTTATCAATTAATTCAGGCTGAATTCTGCGAAGGGTTGGATAAATAAACCACCCTCTCGAACCTCTGCCTTGCCGTCCTGAATAACTAGGGAACTGCTTGAACTTATTAGATCCAAACTCCATACCGCCCCATAGGGTCTGAGTTGTAGCCCCGCCTGAAAACTTTTGGCGTGCAAAACCATAACTGAACTCACCGATTTTACTGGACTTGGAAATGCTAACGCCGTCCGCAATTCTTTGCGCTGCTTTGCCAGATTTAGTTCTAGTTTTAGCAGCTTGTTTAATTTCCTCTGATGCAAAATACGCCAGCGCAGCAGATTGAGTTCTTGCTTCCTCTGTGGCTTGTTCATCCATAAGTTTGAAAGCCTTATAAATATCACGCAGATCAGACTTATTGTACGCAATGGTTTCATTTGCCATTCCTTTGCTCCAATATCTCGATCGCTGTTAATATGTCATCCGCTTCAACCCATTCACTCATTGGAATATGTGTGGCAATTGCCAACTCAACCAATAATCTGTTTAGGCTTCCTGCTTTGTGGCTTTTGGGTCAGCATCACCGACAATGACATCGGCTACTGTTTCCATCCAAATATCCATTGGTTTGATTGGTTTGCTTCCGGCAACTTCACGCTTATGAGCATGATAAGCCAAAAACATAAGATCCCAAATGCCAAGTTTTTCACTTGCTTGCCCAATGGTATTTCCTGTCTGCTTTTCCCATTTTGCC